AAAAGCCACATAACACAGCTAGCCGCACTTGAGACACATATGGTCAATTCCCCAGAAATGACATTGTCCAGAAAACTGATACAAGGGGTCGACCGACTAGACCTGGAAGTGTGCATACGTACCTTCGTTCCGTTCGCGCCCTTGCTGCCGTCTGTTCCGATGTCGGGGTGCCGAGAAGGATTTTCCCAACAGTCTTTGTTCGGTCAGTGGGGTCCCCCTCCGAATGCCCAGTTTGGCGTCGTTGTCAATGTGGAACCGTAGGACCAAATGGAGTGTACCAATCCACCCTAATCTTCCGATCTCGCCCTATTTACCGGAAGTTTCATTAATCAATTTCTCGGCATGGACGTTAGCGAAGATGATTCCTCAGTCATGGTCTAATGTCCACGCATGGACTTCCTGTGACACGGCCTCCGGGATTGCTGGGAACCACCGGGCTCAACCGGAAGTGCCCTCGGTTCCGTGTTCCTCCAACGCCTCAAACCTCCCAAAGGGGTTGAATCTGGTCTGCTTGTGCTCCGTTTTTTTCATGGATTGAATGGTAAAATATAAAAATGGTTGAATGATGATAAAAGGTTGCTTAAGATGATGTCCAGGACCCGACCCCATGTTGTGGTTCGTCGTGATCGTCCAGACCCAACAGGTCATCGTCGCCGTCGTCATCGTCCACTGTTCCAAGGGGAACTCTAGACCCCGGTTCGAAAGACTGGTATCCCTGAAGAAACTGGCTTGGTATTTGGATCGAAGAGGGAGTAGCAAGGACCCCGAAAATGTCTTGTCGACTAAGGATGATTTCCTTGTTTAGATTCTTGTTGAAAGAAGTGGTGAATGACTCAATCTGGGAAAGAAGGGTGGTGTGGTTAGGGAACTGAGAGTACAACGTCGTAGAGAAGTACTTTCGATAACAACGGATGATAGTTCCCATTAAAGCATATTCCGTCAAAGTCCAGAAGCTCTTCTTCTGATCAAGTCTCCTGCTCCAGTTCCAATACCCTGCGTATCTCCGAGGATTCTGTGTGGAGACAGTCGGCGAGTATGAGAAGTCCAATTTCCCGGGTATTCGCTGGACAAGCAACCGGTAAAGGACCAAACTCTCGGTGATCCATGAGACATACAACCAGGTTGCATAATACCAGGCTGCCATCTTCTGTATAGATGGGTCCGACGGAATGGATTTGGGCTTAAGGGATAGGCGAGTGACATTGCATTCCCGGTTCAAGATGATGGAAGTTAGACCAAGTAAGCAGGAGACTATATCATCAGGTGCTGCGATGCATCGTCTCTGCATTTCCCGGATGATAGACAATCCCTCTCCGGCCAGGATTCCGGAATGGTGAATCAAGGACAAAAACTCAGTCTCTGGGTCTGGTATCAAGGCTGGAGGGATTCCGACAAGTGTGTCCATTCGCTTAACAGCAAGGGCTCGGATTAACTCCTGTCTAGGTGTTGCTTTCGCACGACACATTTGTATCAGGTCAATAGCCGAGTCTGTCGTAATGTGGAAGTCTGGAGAGGGAACACTGTTTTGACCTTCACAGATCAGGTATATTTCTGACGAGTGAGAACTTGTCAAATCCGTTGTTGCCGCAGAGATTTTCTTAAATCCTCGAGCCATTTCTTCCAAAATGGCAAATTGAGTCGCATAAAGGTACGTTGCATACGTTTTGAATATGACTACCAGGCATTGAGGACATTTAGGAGCAATGATGGTGCGAAGGTGTCGAATGATCGTAATCGATGACTCGGGGTCTCTCAATTCCATGTCTAGGACGATGAGTCCAATATTAAGGTTATGGTCATTGATGAGTCTTGAAATGGAAGACCAAGTCACCCCTTCAGTCAGGTCAGAAGGCTCATACATGCAGGTTTCGTAGTTGACACAGCGTACCTTGATGCTATCTGGTAGGATCGTTATGGCTTCAGGTGGGTTGAGGGCCACTCCTCGGGGATCTGCACCGGACAAGTCCAGCAGGCTATTAAAGATCCCTCGACTGGTTCTTGACATTCGGAGAATTGCAGAGGTCATTCCCCCGGAGCCATCTCCTCCGCAGATGAAATCACCAAACCAGGTGATCTGTCTCAAGATTGCTCTAATCTTGTAGTGTGCACCGGTGGCAAGTTGTGCAAGTCTCAATCCAGAGATGAGGGGGATGTTGACTTGAGGGATATCCAATCCGAGTGGGTACATTCCCCTGTAGGCCGAAAAGTTGAGAGAGACGAAGTCCACGCCACATGCGAACTCACGTCCCCAACTGGTAGAGGACACCGGCAGGATCGCCTGGATTTTGGGTAGTTCCGAGGCGGCATAACGAACGTCCTTTTTACAGAGGAAAACGGAAGTTGTGATGAACTGGCAGTCATTCCAAACTTGTTGAAACACTTGCTCTTCATTTCCCTCGATTGGCTGCAAGCTTGAGTACAATTGGACCAAATTCTTGAGATTTGCCATCTTCCTCTTGGGAATTGATGTCCCCTCTCTTATGAAGTAACATTGGTACAACTCATGACAAACACAGGACACGCTCATCAATTTGGGGCTTTGAAAGTCCGCGAAGATCCACAACTCTTTGCTCCAGTCGTTGTAAGGGGGAGTTCTGAACCTGCGCTGCAGCCAGAGAAGTTGCAAAACACTGAACACCGACACAGATGAATTCGAGATAGTTCCAGGATAAGCAGGTGAAATTTTGTGGCTGACTTCGGTCATGTATTGGTGAAGCACCCCGGATCCTGTTGTAGTAATCAACCCTAGGTTGTCGGCCAAGGATCTAATGTATCCCATTGCGATGTTGGAAAGTACAGTTATTGGACGTCGACGCACAACCAAATCTCTATAAAATATTCCCTCGCAACACACTGCAGACAAGAGGCCTTTCATCAGTCCTGCAAAGTAGGGATCAGGGTCAACTTTGTCGAGGAATGTCATTGGGAACAGTCGCGGATCCTCGTGGTCACTTCCTCTCTCCGCTTTCAGTATTCCAAAGAGAAGTCCCTGGGCAGCCCCAATGTGGAATGATTGCTGTGACGCAGATAGTGATATCCAGTCTCCTTCTTGGATCTGTGGGTAGGGTCGATACAGTGTCGATTGGGCCATATAAGCTGTGGAGATCTTCTGAAGTTCAGTGCCTCGGACCACGGGATTGTAGGTTGCCCCAGAATCAAGAGTTATGTCTTCCACTTGCCGAAAACAGAGCAGGCAGCAAGGATGAAAGTGCGGGTTCACCCCTTGCATTCTTCCGTGTAACAGAAGTTGTGAGACCTTGAGTTGAGCAAAGATCAAAGATGCTTGATACATGAAATCCCAGTTCTGTTGTTTGCAAAATCTCATGGTGTCTGCAGTAACACTTAAGTACCGCAAGCAGTTTGGGTTGATGCTAACAAATCCGCCATGATCTTGCCTGGATGAGCGAAAGCGATGCAAGACAGTCCCTGTCCTTTCGGAGATAAGTGTCTCTCTTGTCCAAGTAGCTCCTGTGAGGAGTTCAAGGTTCTTGTAAATAGAATCGGTAATCTTAGATTCAGGATCCGTGAGCCAACCAACACATTGTCTTAATCTGGACGCTCTGGCAAGAAAGGGGAGTTTCATTTCTTTTTCCCAGGGATTGAATAAAGTTGTTGCCTCGATGGTATAGGAGCCCAAGTAAGGAGATAGAGGACCGGTCTTCATCAGGGAAGGATCGAAAGGTCTAGAGACTGTGACCATTATTTTATCTCTGGTCAACTCATTGGACGATAGGCAGGAGCTGCAATCTTCTAACCTTGAATCAGAAAATTCCAGGTACTCAAACGGATGAGGAACCGTCGCCCCGACAAGCGGTCTTCCCCATGACATGGTTCTTAGAAAATCCGCATGCTGAGATGAGCATTTCCACATCTTCCCTGGTTTTAGTCGTCGGTGAAGGGAAAGCACGGCGAAATGTTCACTCTCTCTCAAGAGCTTGTCAACTTTGTTGGAAAATCTTCTCGAGAATTGCCGCCGAATTGTCCGGGAATTTTCAAATAAAGAAATGAGAGAGTCAACAATCCCGAAGTAGGATGCACTCTTGAATTCTGATAGGAATCGAGGAAAGCACGGTTTGACACTCTCTAAGAATGTGACCAGTTGTGTTTCTTCGGTTTTGATATGAGAGGCAGCTTCCCGGAAGAGAGGGTTTCCTAACTTGGAATGATTAAGGTATAGATTGTTCCTGACCTGCTCTTGGATGAGACTTAGAGCGCTGATACCTCTTGGTAAGTTCAAAGATGTTGGACGTTCGACTAGTCTTCCAAAATCTCTCGAGCGGAATCGTCGCAGAGTTGGATTCCCGGCTTCCAAACCAACGTCCTTTACGATTCCTTGCGAAGCGCCTCCAACCACGGCCTTCCAGAACGTCAGGGATTCGGTAACAGGGTCCGGAAACTGTCGAATCATGAAGCGGGTCAGGCTTGTCCCCGAAATACCACCAAGAGAAGGGTCAACAAACAAAGCTCTCACAAAAAAGGTCCCAATTCCCGGGACTGTTTCCAAATTCTGTTTGGGCCACGGACTGCCTTGAAGTAGTGGATTGTGCAAGCACAACAAACAACTTGAGAACAAACCAAAAAAGACATAATTGATTAAGGACGGGATTACAGAGGAACTTGCCTGACAAACAGTCAGTGCGTTTGTGGACACCGAGCTTAGAATGTTGCCGAAGGTTGGTAACTGGTCATTAGTCAGAGATGTTGTTCTTGACCACCTTTTTGTCTCTAAAGGAAACATCTGTCCTCGAATCAAGGGGACTTTTCCGTAATTCAGGTATTCCGAGCTGACCATCGTCTCCTCACGGTTTAGGGTTAATCCTAACCTTGTGGTGCCATCAAGGATAGCATTCATTATAGCTGTGTTGTTTCTTTGAATCTGGATCATGAATTGAGCCAAAGCGTCCTTTGTTGGTCTTCCTGGGATGGGATAGCTTGTATTCACCACCTGGTTGTCTCCTTGCGCCAGCACTGTCACTTTGGTGTTTCTTATTTTCGACTCCTTTAAGATCATGAGTAGATTCAACAGCGTCCATCCCTTTTGCCGCAACCCCTCGAGACCTCCGGCCTGACCTTCCCAAAAGAATTGGTGATTGGGGGAGTAAGGAATTCCTTCTGGATTTAAGAAGATTTGGTCGGCTCTATCCGGGAAATATATCCATGATCTTTGAAAGAATTCATGAGTTCTCGTGAAAAGGTTCGGTAGTCCGAAGAATTCGCCCATCACTCGAAAGACCGGGTCTGTGGCTTCCTTCCTCTGGTGGTTGTTCCACGCAGAATAGTCGAGGTGATTCGAGTAGTTGACTTGAGAATAATCGGACAGTCCTTGACCAGAGGAGGAAGAAAGCAACTTTTTCACGACAGTCACATAGTCGTCGGCCATAGTTAGGGCTCCAAATAGAGGCAAGTAAAACTTCTTGATTAGGTATTCCGTTATCACAAAATACTCTCTTAACTTCCAAGACATCAAGGCGAAGAATCTTCCCTCGCTTTTCACTTCTCTCTCTTTGGGCTTTAATCCGATTATCAAGTCATTATCCTCTAGACCAAAGTCGTTTATTTGCTTCAAAAAGTGACCAACGTGGGTTGGCGGTGTATGCAGTGCAGTGTTGAGCACTCTTTTCGATGGGATCGGGCACCCGGGATGCTGTCTGAGATGACGTACAAATTCATCCCTGTTAAGAGAGTGACTCTTATCTGCGTACAAGATACTTGGGTCCAAAAAGTCTGGAAGTTTATAACAGGCTGTCAAGGGTAGTTCGTGCCATCGGTCTCCGAAGTCTTCAATTTCTGGAAGAGTTGGCCAGGTTCCGTTGATGACATGAGATCGGAGCGGATGACCTGGTTCCAGTCGGTTTGAGTCCACGAACCATTTTTTCTGTCTTCCAAACTCCGTATATAGGACCTTGTATGCCAAGTCGCTGGCCAGTGAATTGGCATAATCGATATCGATGTTTTTGATTTCTGTTACCCTTCTGTACAATTTCTCGAGTCCAGCTTGATAGTCGATAAATGGGTGTCCCCAGTGCCTAAAGCTTCCGTAGTATAGGAGAACAGCTTCCACATCGGTTTCATTGAGAATGTGGTCAAAGAATTCGTTAGCTTCAATGCCCTCCTCTTTGGCCAGATCTTTGATGGCTGATTTGATGAAGTCGCCGAAGTCAGAAGAGATTAGAACGAGTTTTCTGTGACTTTGAGCAAGTTGGATTATTCTGTGGTTGCAGACGGCCTCGATGATCTTGATAGCTGGGAAGACTCTGTTTCCGTACTTGGCCAGAAGTCTGTCCCCCAACTGATAAAAGGTCGAGAGTTTGAAGAGTCTTTGCCGGAAAACGTGTTGTTGGGGCCGACCAACTAAAGACAGCTTGGATGAAACTCGTGCCACAAACAGATCTTTAGCCATCAGAACCATGTTCCGGTCCAAGAGCTGGTGCTGATCGGGCAGTGCCACCAAATCCCGGGTCACAAAGACTTTCCCCAAGTTTTGGACAGAACCACATGCCAAAAAGTTGTTCTTGTCCAATTCTCGGACCTCCCAGTTGAGATTCGTATAACTGGACTCTTGGAGATTCAACCGCTCTCGTGTTGAGGAACTATTCATCATCATGGTGACCCGGTGGAAAAACCAGAACAGCTCCAACTCTTTTTGAACCTTTTCTCCCTCCACTCTTAGGTCCAAGTCCTTGAAGACAGCAAATTTTTGCATGCTTGTTCTAGATGGAAGACCATGCTTCAACCAGACTGTCACGAATGTCTCAAGGGTTTCAAAGCATGGATTCCAAACCGTCAGCAGAGAGGTAAATATGTTCCACAATGTAATTGGAGGTCCTCGAAGGCTAACCAACAGAGCCCCAACCCAAGAATGATATGTCAGACAACCCTTAAACGATTTCCAAGATATTTGAGTGGATTTCAGTAGGTCAACCGACTTGGACAAAGTGGGAGTGGACTGAAGAAATCTCGGGATTCTTTTCCCTGTCTTCAAGCGGTCCAAGGCATGATCGACTAGATCCGTGGTCAGGGGTGAATTCAGATTGTAATCCACATTGATGATGGTCGTTTCCGAAGTATCCGTCAAGGCCCCTGACTTGGTTGTTCCGAGGAGTTCATAGTCCAGAGTCTCGAACTCTGATTCCTCCCAGTCTTCTCGAGTGAACAAATCTTCTCCTTCAAAAAGAGTGTAGTCAGCAATGGCTTCGAATGCTGCCATGATGAGGACTAAGCCGACAAACAGCAAGAGTTTAAATCTTGCACGTAGTTTCATGATGTCGCAGCATTCTCCCTAATCCTGACAAGTTGATGGGAATGGATGTTAGTTTTTTTCATGGTTATACTCCTGTCCCTGTGGGAGATCTTGGAGTCAGCCCCGGTTCCAAATCCATCCATAAGTCTTCTATGTGTTGAGGGAGAGGATCTGGAGGTCTCGTGGACACAGTGGCTTCCCCTGCTAAGTTGACGATGATTTTCTTGTGGTCAAGACTCCACACCTCATGTCTCATGAAGTTGCTTCTGAGTTCGTCTGGATGTCTTGGAGATCCGGAGAGACGCTCGAATCTGTGTCCAAACTCAAATGTCAGTTCAGTTTTTCCGTTCAACCCCACGGTTTTGTGAACTGGGGAGCTTGTAACTGCAGCCACTGCAGCCAGGTAGAAATTTTTCTTCAACTCAGTTGTGTTCGGGATCAGTTTTTGTAGGTCTAAGAGGAACTCTCGGGTTGGAGCCTTCCAGTCTAGTCCTTTGGACAAGACAATGACTAGGGTTACTACAATATCATCATAATCCATTGTTTTACAGAAATTAGAGACCTCAAGGTGGTGTTAACGTTTTTTTCATGCATAATTAAACCAACGTCTTGTTGGTTTGAGGACGGGAGAAATGGTGAGTTTTAAACTGAAGGTGCGGCCTGCAACAGTTTGATGAACTTGTTGAGAGTTTCAGTGTCGACAGCTCCGTAGAAACTCTCGTTTCCGATGGCCATGAAACAGCACAGTTGCTTGATTACTGGATCTTCCGCCAGAAGGTAAATGGGGAGAAAGTTCCATTTGTCCAATTTAGCCCTGAGGACATCTTGTGAGACGAGGCGGAGTACATCTAGTTCCACCCTTTGTCCAAAGGGGGAGGTAACAACACATGGCTCCGGCAGCTTGATGGACAGAGGAGGTACTCTGGACACTTGGTCTCCTTCAGCTTCATGGATAGAGCCCCGTCTGCTGGGTGCTGGAGTGTGTTCGTCAGCTAGCATGGAGGCTACCCGGCGGGGTCCTGATTCCTCACCTTCCTCCATGGAGTGGTCCTCGGGTAGTTGGGTGGATTCACCTGCAACAGAGTCTAAGGGATGGGGATTAGATTCACTAAAGCTGGTTTGGACTGATTGATTCTTACCTGAGCCGGCGTGTCTTGGTACCTTTGAAGGAGTCGGYCCGGGCTCAGTCTCTGTTGCGACGTCGACTGTGGTCTTTGCAAACGTGAAGACTGCCCCCGGTTGACGTCCGGTTCGCAGAGGTATGGCTTGTGATGCGGGGGGTGGCATCTGGACGACAAGAGCGGTTTGTGCCTTGTCGTACACAACTTTGAACTCCGGCAGATTAAAAAGTTTGGCCATCTTGTCCATTGTTGCCAGCATTATCGCCGTTGACCCAACCCAGCTCTTTGCGGTGGTGACCGGAAAGGTGTTGGGAACCTCCCCAAATGAGGGGACTGGACCCCCTTGTGCTGCGGCTTTGCTGGCGCTGGCCCTGATCAAGTGCAATGCATCAGGAAGTGCCTTCTCTAGATCACTCCCGCCGAGTGCAACTTCGAACCCGGCTTCACTCTCGACATCTATCTGTTTAAGCAGAGGATGTTCGGTCGGACTGGTGATTTGGGAGGCAGGCGCCAAGGTCGCCCCTTTTGTCTCCTTGGTGGCGGCCTGCTTCGAAGTCGAGGCCTTGCCCCTCGTAGTCAGGGAGGAGTCCCTGAGTCGCGGAGTGGTGGGAACTTTAGAAAGGTCAGGATCAGATTTGGATGTACTAGGACCGGTAGGGAAGAGAGACTTACGAGATCGGACGCTAGATCTTGATCCAGGTGTTGCTTGCTTGCCGAGATGTCCGGCAAGGGATAAGATCTCTTCATCGGACTTTCCGCCCAAGTCCGTGGCACCATCAGGGGAAGAAGGGGCGCGTAGCTTGTCAGGGAAATCTCTATCCTCACCTGCAGCGTCCTCATCACCCATTTCTTCCCGGTAAACTCTGGTTGCCCTATTCACCACAGGAACACCTTCCTTTACAGAAGGCGGTGGGAGGGTCAATTTGGTGCCTAAGTCGTCAATATCCATATGTTGGTCATCTCGGTTACCGCTGCCTTCTTGCGACATTCTACAACAGACTAATGACTTTCCTATAGGAGATTAGTGAAACGAAGATTACAAGGTCTGGAAGGGTGTTGAGTTTTTTTCATGAACCTGGAAAAATATCACAAGAGATCGACTAGATCATTCCTGAGAAGAAATGTGCTGTCACACTGAACAACTTGTACTCTATGGAATGCAATAAATAAATGAAAGAAAAAAGAGGGTGGCAGGAGTGATGGGGTGAAGTTGGGTCCTCCTGGCGCGGCTTGTGGAGGCCGTTGGGGTGGTGGAGATGTTGGAGGTCTTGCTGCCTGAGGTGCGGAGAAGAAGTTGGATTAATGATACAAACTATTGTTAGGGGTGCCTGAAAAAGAACAGAGTAACTTACGCTTAGGATCCGTTTGGAGCAGCGGTCATGGCCTCCCGGATCTCGACCTTCATTTGGGCGGCGACTGTCCCTGGACGTGGCTCCTCAATACAGTCCAAAACAACCTTACAAGCATCCACGCTGCCTGGAACCTTCAGTCGAGGGAAGGCAACCGCGTAAGTCAACCAGTGTGTGGCGTTGAAGAGCTTGGGCCTTTGTCCGACTGTAGCCGCAGCGATCGAGCGAAGCTGTCGAATAGCAGCCTCTTGGGCCTTGGCAGTGTTCTCGTCTTCCTTGCTGGAAAACACGCCCATCCTGAAGATTTCTGTGCGATAGCCCAGGGCCATCAGAAAGACACGGACATTTTTGAAGATAACATAGTGGATCCCTCCAGCCACCATGCGCGCATTTATGGAGCGAGCCTCACCTCTCAAGATGCCTGTGGCGTGGATGAAGGTGTGCAGGTGAGGAGAGACTGTGGCGGCCAAGGGGGACCGAGAAATGACATCCATACTTCTTAAGTATGGGAAATATGATAATCTCATTTTCCCGAACCCTAGGATCTTAGCCAGGTTATGCATTTCTTCATGGATTTCCGGCACCCAGATCCACTGGGCCCAGTCGCCATACTCGAGCCCTGTCACATCAGTCATGAACTTGAGGTCTATGAAGACTGTATAGTCCCTGCAATAAGACTGCAGTGTCGACATGGTGATTGAGCTGAACTTTTGATGTTCAAATGTGCGGAGGAACATGTCGTAGGCAGCCACAAGAATAGAGCAAGACTTACATGCGAGGAACTCGTTGCCGATGGTGGCTCCGGCAGCTAGGATGTTTTTCACTTCATCTACTGGGGCATAGTAGGGGAACACACTTAGCAGGGAGGTTGCTCTGTTGGCCAACTCAGTCAAGTATTCAGTTGTTGCCAAGGCCCCCGCACTGGCCATTCGATGGCAGAAACAGATCAAGAACACTGCGACCTCTTGGGAAAAGAGGCCTCGGGCGACAGTTCCTGTTTTTAGCTGGGCGAACTCTTCTGGCACTACTGTCACTGTTAACAAGTGGAGTGGGTTGACCGTTTTGCCTTTTTCTCCGATTTTTATGCCGTCCACGATGTAGTCCTCTTCTAGGATTTGTTTGAAGCTGGAGGCAACTTCGTGAAGGAAGGCAGCTGCCAAGTTTCCATCGAGAGAACATGCTCGGAGACCTCCATTAACTAGATCAAGAAGAGGAACATTCACTCGCGCATCCTGGATTATGGTAACTGCTGGTTTTGTTTTGTCGGGATTTTCCATGTATGTGGCTAGTTCGTCAGCTCCGGATATTTCCTTCCAGATAACTTCGTCCATTTGTACTGACTCGGTCTCATCATTCTTTGATCTGAAGTTGAACTTTCGTTTACCTTTAACCAAGTCGAACTGCTTTTTACTTGTCATCTTGTGAGGAGCTTTTGGGACCTTTGGTAATTACGACACTATTGGCAACTAGGCGACTCAGAAAATTAAGCCCTGATAACCTTTATATGTACCTTAACTTTTCTCAGGAATTGGTGTTATATGTTCAGAATTCGTTATAGCTCAGGTATTTG